AGGTTGGAAATATGTTGCGTACCTGAATCCAGTTGTCGTGTTACCACTAAATGACATCCACCCGGTTACAGCTTCAAAATCGAGGCTAGAACCTCTTAATACTCTAGCACCTTCTGCAAGAGTCATGCTTGAAAAGTCTAAAACAGCAGTTCCATTATCGGCTGCCCCTGCAACAAGAGCTTTGCTCGCTGCTACTGTTCCTGCTGTAACACCTAACTCTGTAGCTGCGACTTTATCACTACCAATAGAAACAACTCCTGCATTGGTCATTGTAACGTCTCCACTTAAAGCGGCAATAGTCGCTGTAGTTCCGTTACCAATTGCAATTCCTGCATTTGTATTTCCAATATCAAGAGCCACACCCACACCAGAAGAATTACCAACAAGGATATTTCCTTCGGCAAGTGCTATTTCTGCTCCTGCGATAGCTCCAACTAGGTTAAAGTCACATTCGCTTGTAGTACCTTGGTTCTCATACAAACCTTTTGTCCCGTCTGCCGCATCTGTCTTAATAAAAAGACAGCCTTTAGCAAAACCGGAAGAATCGGCTGTAGGAACAGTTATACCAGTAGCCAGGAGAATTTTACTATCTCCATCATACTCAAGAACCTGCATCTCAACGTCATTGACTTCTATAGCATGACCGCCAATTTTTATTGGTCGATTAAATACTTTAGGCATATTTTTTCACCTCCTTTCAATGTTTCAATTTTATATATCAGATAAGTCAAATCAGGCGTCCCTTATGGGAGAATGATTTTCAGCCTGCACATCTCTTACCTTTCTAGCGTGGTTGAGTAACAAACCCCACGCTAAGGTTCGTTAAAAGTCGCTTACGTCTTGAGTCAGATTGACCATCAATAAAGCACCATCAGCAAAGGTTTTCGTACCAACCCCGATAATTCCCTTCGGTAAGTCGGCAAACCCTGCTTCTTTATCAGCAACTTTCAGTGCCATGAATTGCAGAACCATATCAATGGCTCCACGAATCATAAAAACTGATTCTAATTGCTGATCGGCCCAACAATCGGTCGTATCTGTCAGATCGTCTGATACAGCGATATCTCCAAATCCGGCTAAGGTCATTTCATCATTACTATTATCATTAGTAGCGGTGATTCTCCTTTTTCTGCGGATTATGAAGTTTTCTTTAGCCCCCATTTGGACATAGGTAGTCCCGGCAGTACCAGAATCATTTATACAAGCAACAAGGGCTGCTCTTGAGGTGTCAACAGCAGAAGCATTTCGGAGAACTCCGACATTTCCTGTCGTAACATCGTCAAGGTCATCTTGAAACTCAAAAGTGACTCCAGCAATGGTAACTGTATCGCCATCAGAAGGGTTAGCCGCCAACTCCAAAGTAGCACTCCAAGGAAGGTTATTTGACTGTACAACAGTCCAACCCTGCCAAGGACCAACTACTCCGTTTGCCAAAACTGAATCACCCAACCTGCTTTCACGATCCGATTTTGCCCTTCTTAGTCTTGCTACTGTGCGAGGGCCTAAAACAGCCGCTCTCATAGCAGTTTCATAAGGAGCATCGAATGATCCTAGTTTTCCTTCAGCTTCCTCTAAAATATCAAGGATATTTACAGTGGTAACCTCAACAGGAGAACCAGAGATGTCGTGTTCAGCATTAGTGATCTCACTTAAAAACTTCTGTTCAACCCCATTCATCAAACCTCTACGGATTGAAAGTAAGGATTGACCCAAAAGATCATAAGGAGATTGTTTTGACTCGGTAATATCTATATCCTCTGCGGCATACTCGAAGGTATCAACCTCCAAAGTTTCCTTAGTGGCAGCTTTTTCCTCAAAAGAAATATCTTCGTGAGGAGTATAAGTACCAACTTGAGGATGAGACAATATCGGTCTGTGGGCTTTGTAACCCGTTTCACTGATAAGCTCAGAGAGTGATTGGTTAGCTAGATATATAGCAGTATTAGCCACATATAAATCAGCTTGTAAATCACCCCAAAACTCTTGTCTTACATCGTCCATTTATTCCACCCCCTTTCCATTCGGACTTAAGTTTATTAAGTTTTAAGGGAGTGCTTGAAGATTCTTAGAAGCTACTTAGCTTGTGCTTTGTGCTTTTCTCTTGCTCTCTTTGCTTCCTTCCAGGCTTTAACTCCTTCTTTACTGTCAAAGTCAAAGTCATCAGGATTCAAAGGTTTAGCAGGATCATAGTCTAACACAAAAGAACCCTTTTTGGTGCGTTTGGGAGTCGCCTTTTTAATACGCTCCTCCCGATCAACTTCCTCTTTCCTAGAAAGGATATAAGGAAGTTTCGCTGCCTCCCTTACGGAGATACCTTTCAACTTGGCAAGATCTTTGACCTCTTCTTTCAGTTCATCTGTCAAGTCAAGAGATTCAATTTCTCTTGTCTCGAGACGTTCATCAAGCTTCTGGTCAACCAACTTATCAAGATCAGGCTCACCGCCTTCATCGGGTTTTTTACCCTTCCCGGGAGTACCCTCGGGTTCTTCGGAAGTCTTTTGGGCTTTTCCCCTCCAAGTTATCTTTTGCTTAATCGCTCCAGACAACCTTTCACGATGGGATTTTTCCCTTTCAACAAGTTTTTTAAGAAACTCCTCGTCCGTTTCTGGATCGAGTTCAAAATCTTTTGCGAGAGTTTCTTTCAACTCGTCGTCTTTGACTTCCTGTTGTGCCTCTTCTTCAGCTTTCTGCTCCTCGGGAGACACTTCGAGGTCTTTTTTTTCTTCGGGCATAGCCCTCCTTTTTTTTCTACCAGGGGTTATTTACCGATCTGGCAGTTAAGGTTGGAGGAAAAAGAAAAGCGTTGTGAGTAAATCTTTCCCTCCAACACTAATTGTCAGAGTTTCACAGCGCTTTATTATATTAAATATAAACTACTCGTATCTAAACTTTTTACCACAATGTGGACAAGTAAGTCTAGTTTCAACTGTTTCAAACTCAATTTTATAATCTTCCCTTTCCTCATGAGAAATATATTGCTCGGCCAACTTAATATAATCTTTGCCGTGCTGTTCAAAAGTATAAGTTCTAATCTTCCTTTTGCCATGATAAACCACAGCGTCTACTTTTTTGTCTTTTGGTTTAGAAGAAACTGGAGGAGAAGGAATAGAGGATTCTGTTTGAGATGTTTCTTTCTCTAAAGCTTCTTTGATATTTTTCTTTAGTTTCTTTGCTGATACCCCAACATATTTTAATCCTAAGTCTTTGGCTCTTGCTTGAAGTTCTTTATAACTCATACAAATATATTATCAATTACCTAACATCTTTGTCAAGTTTTTGCTTCTTTTTCACTAATAACTGGCATAATTGCGGAGACCTGTGCCGGGGTTATTTCCTCTGGAATGTAATCAGAGAAAATCAAATAAAAATCTATCTCAACTTCTTCTTTTAATATCTCATTAAAGTCATTAAGTTGCTTTTGCTCTTTATCAATAATTTTTTTATATTTCTTTCTTAATTTAACCAACTCTTGTTTGAATTTATCTTTATCACCAATTAAATACTCCTCATTTGCTCCTACTTTTATCTTTTTTGATTCACCTTTCTCTTTAACCGAGTGTTTTTGTGCAAGCTTCACTCTTTCTTTCTCATACTCAATAAATTCTTCACTAGGAACATACGCTTTTTGCAAAGCTTCAATCTCTGGCCTTAACTTTGCCATGTTTCTAGCAACACCATAAGCCCATTTAGCACCAGGCAAGCCAGAAACCGCCTGGAGACCACTGTATAAATTGAGAACATCTTGTTTAGTCATAAATATATATTACTAAAATCCATAAGATTTAGCAATCTCCTTTTTTTTTAAATCCCGTTTTTTCTTTAATACTTTGCGTAAATCGGGATTTTTGGCTTCTTTAACTGCTTGATCAAGCCAATCTTTGATCTGTTTCTTGGTCTTTTCATTTCCCATCTCACAATACTCTCAAATAAAGAGCCTCGATATCCTTTTTAGCAACTCCTTCTGGTAAGTCATACTCTTTCTGGCCTTTGTGGACATCAATAGTAACTTCTTCTATGACTTGTTTAGTTTCAATATTTTTTGTTTCTTCTCCTAAAATAGGAATTTTACCAGTATAGTTTTTTGGTTTAATCTTCTTAAATTCAGGAAAATAACGCTTATAAATAAGAAAGAACGCACCAATCACATCCCTAACCGGAGTTTCTGATAAGATTATTTTAGTACCCTTAACATTAACTTTCATCTTGATAATAGCTTGACTAATTTAACTGCTTGTAAATACCTTTCGTTCATTTGAATATAGTGATCTTGCCAATAAATTCCGGCAATCAGTAAACCTATAAAAATGCCCAAACTTATAAGCACAACGCTTTTTTTCATTAATTATCACCTCCTTTAAAATCTTTCATTTTTTCCTTCTCCTTTTAGCTTTTGAGAATGTACCACCACTGGCGTTAAATTCTATCATAAACAAATTGCCTACTCTTACCTAGATATTCTGCTAGTGAATTAATTGTAAAAAATTCATCTTGATATTCAATAATTCTTCCATGTATATAATTATGGCATTTGTTGCATACTGTAAGCCCATTCTTTACATCAAAACGCAATTTGGGGTACTCGCTCCATTCTTTTATATGGTGGGCAACTAAAAATGTAGTTTTTCCTTTGTCTTGATAATTTCTATTTCCACATTTTTGACAAGTGTAATTATCTCTTTCAAATACTTTTTTTCTCCACATTTTATATTCAAAAGAAGTTAAATCTCTTGGAGTTATTCCACCCTTCCAATTCCAATTTTTATTTCCAGCCATGTCTGGCCTTTTAGTTCCCAGTTTAGCTTTAGATATTTTATCTCCCCAACAAATTTTTCTTCCTTTATGAGATTTTCCACCATTCTTTACCGCTTCTTTAAAATTTGGAGATTTATAATAACAAGATAAGGAACAAAACTTTCTTTCCTTCTTAAAGTTATAATTAGGAAATTTAATCCCACATTGAATACAAATAAAGTATTTTGGTGTAGTTCTACTTTTTACCATGTTTTTTTCCTCTTGGCTTTTTCTTAAAACCCCCTGTGACATAATATAAAGCTATCTGCTTCTTAGTCCATATTCTACCGCTTGGACTTCTATATTTCCCTTTATTCTTACCTGATCTTATTTTTACAAATGGCATATTATAATCCGTATTTTTCTTTAGCTTTATTTACCCGCTCCTTAGATGGTTCTTGTTTCTCTGTAAAGTTTATAAAAGGTCTTAATATCTCATGGAGTTTATCCCTAGCGATAACCCTAGCTCTTAATTGTTCCCCTAACTGTTCATTATTAACTTTAGTGTCAAACCCGCCAAGAGAGTCTAATTCTTCAATCGTTTCAACAATATAGCCCAAAAACTCTTGGAAGTCTGTATTTTTTTTGAGCTTTTTGATAAAGTCTTGAGATAAATTCATATTAAATTATTGAACATTAAAAATCCAAATCTTGGTAAATTTCGATTAATGCCCTCTCATACCCTTTCCAATAACTATAGTTTTCCTTATCAGTAAATTTAGCATTTTTATCTTCTATATGTGGATATAAAATCCTTTTATGACTATTTGCTAATTTCTCTTTTGACTTGATTATATCAACAATTACTCTCTTTTTGATAAGCATTTTATTTAAAATCTATTTCACCCTTTACAAACATGATCTTTTTTAGCCTCATCACTAAACCAACCACCACACTTAGTACATCGGTTTTTTGGTAAATCTTCAGGACCGATACACATATCAGAACCTATTTTATCAGCAATAATTGCCATTATACCTCTTTTTATTGCCTCACTTCTGGTTATATAACTCTCTTTACAAATCTTATCTAGTTTTTTAACTAGGTCTGCTGGTAGAGATATATGGATGCGTTTTGTTTTAGTCATTTTCTTTTTCCTTAACTATTTTTATTTTTCCACATTCACAAACAAACTCCAATAAAATCGAAGATGAAAAAGTTGGATAACCATCATCTATTCTTCTAACAAATTGCCACTTATGTTTATGTTTTTTACTCATACAACCTTCTCCTCAACAAATTCTGGTTCTTGTTCTTTAAAAATCCTATATTTAAAAACAAACTCTTTCTTAGAATATGGCTCATGGTAAAAGTAAAAGTCTGTTTCAGAGATAAATCCTGGTAGGAAGTAGAAATATGGGCAAGTCTGCTTTCTACCGCCAATTTTCTCACACCATAGGAAAATGATAGGTCTAAAACCTAAATTATGCTTGACAACATTTTTCTTAAGTTTTTTTATAGGAAATCTTGTTATAGGAAAATTAAGTTTTCTTTTCATTTTTTACATTTACTAGATACTATCATTTCTAAAACTTGTGCCTCTAATACTCCACACTTACAACAAACAAAAACTCCTTGCTTATTCCATTTACAAAAACAATGTTTTCCTTTTACTGATTTATGTATTCTTTTCATAACCCCTATTATACTACTCCCACTCTGTGTGTCAATAGTCAAAGACCATATTCCTTTTTAACCGCTTTCTGCCTTTGTTCTCTTTGATAAACATAGTTTTTAAGTTTTATTTTTTCCTTTGCTGGGTCACGTCGCTCAAGCGTGCTTAAGGCATATCTAGCGGCGTCTAAGCAGTTATTAAAGACATCTTCAGGTATATTAGGTGTTATAGTCTTTCCTAACCTATCAGTCGCCCAAGTATAGTTGCGATACTCTTTTATAAGGTTAATGCTTCTTTTGGTAACCGAAACCGGTAAATCTTGAATAAATTGAATCCCCTGCCTCACCGAATCTCTCCCTTTTTCTGTCCCTCTAATATTAACCCCATACAAATAAATCTCATCTATACTTTTAGGTTCAGCACTGTCGGCAATAACAAGCGTCTCTGGATGATTAACAAGATCAAGAATAAAATCGGCTATCTGCTTATTGCTCATACCCAAACTATGAAGCTGTTCATCAAAAATATATCCCCCATTCAAGTAATAAACATCGACTAAGGCAGTTGGGTCAATAGAGTAGCCAAAGTCCAGCCCACGGCGCTCTAAACGAGCCTCATGAGGTATTTCGTCTATAATCTGCCAACCACTATAAATCTTCCCCTCAAGCTCCCCAAACTCACCCAACCCATAAACCTTCCAAAAGTTCGGCCTATCTTTTCTTGACTCAAGAGAGCGGATAATATTCTCATCAAGAGCCTCATTATCTTTATAGGTTAAAACAATATGGTCATAGTCGTCCCTTTTTGGAAAAATCTCATCACTAACCCAAAACTCGGCAACTGGATTATAATCTATGAAAATAAACTCATTCGTCCTGATTTCAAGTTGTTCAAAAGTTTCAAAAGGTACATTATTCGCCTCATTAATAAACAATCTATCTCGCCTCGGTCCCCTTACCTTTCCTGGTTGATCGGCAGAAAAAAACTCAATCTTACTTCCAGTTTCAAAAGTATAAATATAATCTGTTTTATTCCAACTTTTAGGCTTAAATAAATTAAGTTCCCCCATAATCTCTAAAAAATCCTTAACTGATCCTCTTTTCAAATGGGGGAATGTTTCTGAAACAACAGAAGTTAAGGTTGGCTTCTTATCTCTTTGAGCCATATCAATCAAAATCATTAAAATACTGTAGGTCTTAGAAGCCGAACTCCCCCCCTGTACAATACGAAGCCTTTTTTTAAGAGCCTTGATTTTGTTTAATCCAGTCGTTAACCCCGGTTGGCTCATTTTTTACTTTTCTTAATGTAGTCCAAGATCGGAATTGGTTTACCTCCAGAAGTCATGTCTATACTCTGCGATGCTCTTCCTTCTGTTCGATCTGTTACCTCTTTTAAATAAGCTAAATCCTTTCTTGCCTTAAGGACCGATTGATAAGCTAACTCTTGAGCAATAGTTCTTTCTTTTTCGGGATAATCTTTCATCCATCTCTTAAACTCATCAACAGTCATTTTAATTAGCTTCTTGTACTGAAAACCAATAGAATCCTCACTATTCCAATAGCCACCCTTTGGGTTTCCTGACTTACCTTTGGGAAAAACATATTTATTCCTCTTAACAAAACGACCTTTTTTGTCTCTATCTCTTTTTATCTTTTTGGAGTTTTTTGACATGTCTTTACTGGAGAATTACCGCTCGAAGTTTAATTTGATAAGCATAGCTCTCCTTTTGGTATATCCTCCAGGTCTCACAACACTTTGATTAATTATAGCACATTAAGGCTTCAACTTTTTAATTACCTTTTCTTCCTCTTTTTCTTCTTTTGTTTTCTTCTCTGTCTTTTTCTTATACCCATACTCTTTAAAGATTTTATCTTTAATTGCACTTCTAGCGTCAGTTTTCAATTTATCTTTACCCTCTTCAGATAGTTCTTTATATTTAGAATCTTTTTCTACTTCTTGAAGCCAAACATTATAAGCACTATTATAAGCATCATTAGCTTGGTTAAACTTCTCTTGACCAACTTGATCTTTAAAATCAATCATTTCTTTACTAGTCCTTTTTTCCCAACTATCCTTATATTTATAACCCCCAACACTAAGTCCTATAAACTCTGAGATAGCAACCGCCAATGCTGGTGTAAAACCATCATCTTTGGCTTCAGCCACTTGTTGAATTGAAAGTGGGGTTATCGACTGAACGATTGACTTTTTTATATCAAAAGGCTCTCCGCCAAACATCTCGCCAGTAATCTCATCAGCCACTATTCTTGCAATAGGAGAAAGGCGATTAAATAGTATCGCATCCATAAAGACATCTAAGGCATCCTGCTGTCCAAACTTTCCAGCCGATAAATTT